TTCGGCTGCACTTAGATCGACCCATACATCATCTGCTGATAGAGCACTTCCATCGCTTTTTGTTGATGGTTTTATAACAGAATACACTATCTTATTAGCAACTACTCTTGTCCATCCTGTAGAATCACGTGTTACGATGTCTAAATTTGTTTTGTTAGTACTATACCACATATCCCCATCTGTTGGTATTCCAGTTGGTTGTGTAGCTTGTGCTACTACTGTATAAGTATCATCAATCTGTTCTGCCAAGTTGCTTAGAGTATACAGTAATTCTAATCTATAGTTATCACGAACACGAGATATTTGTGCTGATGGATTAGCTCCATTGCTTACTAGTGGTATTGTAACACCACCAGAAGTTTCACTTAATTGGAATGTGTCAGCAGTCGCAGCTTTAACATAATACAATGTATTTTCTGAAATTCCAGTGGTAGAAACTATATTATTAAATTTTACAATCATATCGTTACTATAACCGTGACCGACTTTATTAACAGTTTCTGTAACTGTATTGAACGTAACTTCTCCATCACGTGCAGATGAGTATGAAGCAAGTTGTGCATTACCATTTGATAATGAAGAAATATTAGTAACCCTAGTTCCATCTTGATTAACAAATGTTGCAAGTGCTGGGAATGCGGAGTTATAATTGGTAGAAATACCCTGAACAGTTACTGGATTGAATTCTCCAAATATGTCGGCAATATATAACTGTATGTTTACGCCATTTGATGGAGTGGTTGTTTTAATCCATATATCGTTTGATGTTGGTACTAGCGGAGCATTATAATGTTTATCATATGTTACCATTCCACCACTATAATTTTCATCTAGTTTTACCCAAGTAGGTGTAGATACCGATTCTGCTACAACATTTTCTCCAACAAAGTAACGTAGAGTCATCCCAGTAGACGCTATACTAACAAGAACAAGATATTTTCCAATTTGAACGTTAATTGTTGGTTCTAATACTGCTTCTACAAGACTTTCATCAGTGCCAGAAAATTTACTAACTTGAACTAATGGTGTTTTTTCTTCCCAACGACTTCCGTTATAAACATGTATTCCATATTTACTAGCATTGGTATCAAGCCATAGTGTACCTAATGTTGCTGGACCAACTGGTTGATCACTTTTTGGTTCCAATTTGGTAAGGTCTATATTTGCTCTTACTACGTAAGCTTGCGATCCTTGTCCAAGGAAAGAATAAGCAGCCAATAATCCATATTCGTGTGTTTCGTCGCCTTCAACAATTGCATTATTGTCTTTACGAAATGTAGGTAATCCAAAATATTGGGTTAGTTCTCTTTGTGATGTAACTGAAACTACTTGTCCAGCAAATGCAGCTTTACTATAAATTGCGATGTCGTCACTATAAGTTCCAGTTGGATCAGTTTTATCTTCTCTAGTTGCTAAGACTAGTAATGGGATAGTCCCTGCTCCTGCGGATGCATAGGCACTCTCGTCAGAAACTAGAACTGATACACCAGGTGATGTAAGGTTAGCCATTGTTAATATCTCCTTTGATAATAGTTTATCTAAGATTTATTTATAAAAAATGACAGTTTTTGCTTGTTTTTGAAGTTATATCCGTATTAAATTACGTGGTGTTACGTAAACATCTGATCCATTTGCTCTTATTAAGTCTACTAACTGTTGTGGGGATTCTTGTGATGCATCCCATAAGACTTTTTCATCTATATCACTCCAGAAAATCCATACTTCTGGGCTTTTCTGTGGGTTTGCTCTTGCTCTAAACACCATATATTTTACTGTTTTATTAACTTCTATTTCTGGATTTGGTTCATCTAATATAGCTGCTTCAATCTTTCTATTATTGTCACATGTTATATCAATGATTCCTTCAAATCCTTCGTCATCGAATATTGTAATATATCGGTATGTCATAGTAACTCCAAATTTATGAAGTTACCATAACACCAAGTTATCAACTTGTCAACCAATTATAAATCCAAGACCCTCACTACCTTCTGAGTATCTTAATAATTGTAGTTCTAGTTTTTCAATTTCTGCCAATGCATCAGTTCTTAATGCTTCTGAATTTAATGTAGTTCCACCTTGTGGGCCAGCAATAGATGAATACTTTCCTCTGCCTTCTGCTAACATTAATTTGCTCATTGCGAAGGCATAATCTTTTAGCCATGGTGCTGCGTATGTATCATTAAATAAATTTTCTTCTGGTCGGTTTTGATATACGTGAACATAGCAATCATCGTTTGCTCTCACACGTCTATGAACAAATAAATTTTTAGTAGAATTATTCCATGTGAAATTTAATTCTGCACCAAACATTCTGCTAAGTAATTCACGGTGTTGTGCCAATGCATCGTATACTGCTAATCCACCAGCACGACCACTGTGTAGTAAAAATGAATTTAAAAATTGTGCTTCAAAGGGTTCAAAATCGTTGCCACTAGTTGTTCCTAAACTTGTTGATCTACGATAAACTTTCATAACTTCTACTACATCATCTGGCATTCTGTAGTCAGTTCTATCTATTTCTAAACGAAGATGTAAAAATTGTTCTATAACTGCATTTTCACTTCGTTGTCTGTATTTTTCAAGTGATTTATTAATAGCCAAATTATAATGGTCTGGATCAAGTTCCACATCAACTAGGCCATAACCCAATCTCAATTCTAATTCTTTAATTATAGTATCTCTAGTATTGACCATATATATTCTCCTAATATTATATATTTATAATATTGTTTAGTCAATGTCTTTATTTGTGTGGATAAATAAAAGAAAAGGAATAATTTCATGCCAAGAATTAGTATGTGGAATCCAAAGAAATCGTTTGATTATTATTTTATAGACAGAACTATACGTGAACAGTTTTTTATTGGTGGGACTGGTGCATATATACACAAATATGTTGGTCCATATCAAAACGATAATAGCAATGATGCAAGTAAACCAAATTACAATTCTAAAGATGAAATAAATGAAACTCATATTCAAGATTTACTATTTTTAGAAAATCGTGATAGAAAATATGAAAAAGATATATATGAACTTCGTGGTGTGTATAATGTAAGTGATAATGATTTTGATTTAACTCAATTTGGTGTATTTTTAACAAATGACACGTTATATATGACGTTTCATATAAATGATATGGTAGAAACAGTTGGTAGAAAACTTATAAGTGGTGATGTAATCGAACTCCCGCATATGGTTGATGACCTTGGTTTAGAAGTTGGAAATGAAGGATTACCGAAGTTTTATGTGGTTCAGGATGCAAATCGTGGTGGAGAAGGATTTTCTCAAACATGGTGGCCTCATATATGGAGAGTTAAACTTGGACCTATAACAGATAGTCAAGAATTTGCAGGAATTTTAGGAGATCCAGGCGATGGTGGGGTTGGTGATGCTATTTCAATTTATAGAAAAACATTAGACATATCTGACTCGGTTGTTAAATCTGCAAGAGATACTGCTGAATTTTATGATTTAGATTTAACTAATTTATCATTCGGTGATGGCATTCCACAAGGATATGGCAATAATATCCCATCTGGTAATAGTTTTCCAACTAGTCCAAATCAAGGAGATTATTTTATAAGAACGGATTTCCAGCCAAATAGATTGTTTACTAGAAGTGGAAATAAATGGCAACGAATTTCTGATAGCACAGTTAAAGAAAATTATTGGGAATCAAAAACATTCAATGGTGGTGAATTCGTACAAAATATTGACGAAACTGTTGGAATAGGTGATCGTGAATTTGCTGTTAGACAACCGATAAGCAATCCAATACCAGCTAGAGAAACCCCAAAGGAAAGTGAATAATTATGAATTATTTTTATGACGGACAATTTAGAAAATATATAAAACAATTTATGAGATTGTTTTCTGGATTTTCGGTAGAAACGGGCAAAGCAGTTGATGGTAATTCTATATACCGCACGATCCCAGTTAACTATGGCGACATTACTAGAATGGCAGCTAATATAATAAAAAATAATAGTGAAAACGTAATTAACACTACTCCTTTTATTTCATTGTATATTACATCAGTTAGAATGGCACCAGAAAGAAGAACATATCAACAACATACTTCTACTGCATTAATATCTGAAAAGAAATATGATTATGAACAAGGAGCGTATACCAATGAACAAGGAAATAATTACGAAGTAACTAGATATAATCCAGTTCCTTATACTCTTGTTTTTAATGTTGATATATGGACTAGTAACACAGATCAAAAATTACAGATACTAGAACAGATGTATGTCTTATTCAATCCACATATTAATATAAGAACCAATGACAGTATGGTTGATTGGAGTAGTGTAACTTATGTTGAACTAACTGATATTACTTGGTCAGGAAGATCAATACCTTCTGGGGTTGATGAAGTTATAGATATTTCAACACTACAATTTACTGTTCCAATTTATCTAAATCCCCCAGCACAAATTAGAAAACAAAATATAATACATAATGTAATAACGAAGTTGAATGGGTTTGATGAAGAAAATCTTAAATTCTTTGAAAAAAATCTACCATTTGAATCACAATTTACTAATTATTCAATTATAACTTTTGAAAATTATAAGTTGAAATTTGATGGTCTTTATGCTATTATACTTACTAAATCAGGAGCATTTGAAGAAAATGGACAATTACTTAATTGGGATACTATATTAAAAATGTATGGTGATTTTAGAGAAGGTATAAGTCAAATTAGAATTAGCAGATCAACTAATATTGAAGATACTGGTGATGAAATTATAGGAACATTTTCATTAGACCCCGATGAGCAAAATAAAATTATATTAAATATTGATCCTGACACTATACCGTCTAATACATTAGGAACAATATCTAGAGCGATTGATCCAACACTTACCTATCCAAATGATGGTTCCTTACCACTGCCAGCATCTAATCAAAAATACTTATTATTAGCAGATACTAATATCAGCAGTATCTGGAATGTAGATGCTAAAGAAAATGATATAATAATTTATAATGGAAACAATTGGGTTATATTTTTTGATTCAATATCGCAAAATACAGAAAGAGTTTTCGATTTGAACACAGATAAACAATATGAATGGGATGGTAAAATGTGGAAATTATCTTACGAGGGCGTATATAACCAAGGATATTGGAGAATTTATTTGTGATTAGTGCAAGTGGGTGCATATTTTTATCGTTGAATACGGGAAGAGTATGCTTACAATTAAGAAGCGAAGATTCAAAATATGGTGGAACTTGGAGTTTTTGGGGTGGCAAACAAGAACAAAATGAAAAACCAATACAAACACTATTGCGTGAATTAAAAGAAGAAATAGGAATTATACCAGATATAGAGAAAATATATCCACTTCATAGATATGTAAGTAGAGATAAAAATTTTGAGTATAATGCATTTGTAGTAACTGTATATGAAGAATTTATACCAGATTTAAATCATGAAAGTGGTGGATATGTTTGGATTAATATTGGATCATATCCAAGACCACTGCATAGAGGTGCAAAAAATGTTTTGTTAAATTCTTCTATTAATAAAAAAATAAAAACAATATGGGAAAGTAAAAAAGAAGCAAATGGATTGGATTGGGTAAAAGAAAATATTAAAATCTAAATGTATATTTCTTTTCTTTCATGAAATAATTATAACATGTTTCTTTTTCTTTTTTGAAGTCATGCGACATGTCTTTATCAATCGCTCTATTGGGGTCAGTAAATGTTGGTGTAGTTTTCCAATCAAATCCATATACCGATACTTTACTAGTATCAAAATAAGAAACCCAATCAAGCATCATTAATCCAGTGCTTGGAACTTTACAACCTGATATATTAATAAGGTTGTAAAGTTTATCGGGTTCATAATAGTTTATGTGACTTGCGTTACATTCTTCCCAGTATGCCATTTGTATTACATATTTTGGTTCTTTAATGTGGTTGACATTCTCATATTCATTATATCTCCACATTGCCCATATGTCTGTCTTTGAACCATGTGTATAATAATCATACTTATTTGTATATAATATTGCAGCACGATTCATTCTAATGATTATATCGTGATTATCAATCTCTCGTCCATATTGGCGGTTGAATAAATATTGAGCATTGCCAATAATTGCAACTTTTTTATTTCTTAAGTCAATCATTTAAATACAAACCATGTTGGGTATTCGCTCCATATTGATCCTGGCTCGTGACAATTTATTAAATGCAAATCTCTATCAATTTTTTCAGAAAATACATTTACTGCATGTTTCACCAGAGGCCAATTATCATGGTAATCATCGCCTGCCATAATTCCACCATTTTTTAACTTTGGAAGCCAGTCATAAAAAGTTTTTCCATTTTCTTCGCCAGTATGAGCATACCCATCTACATAAATGAAGTCAAAATATTCATCTGGAAATAGTGATAATGCTTCTTCAAATGTTAATTTTATTATAGAATTACGATGTTTGAATGGTTCTAATCTTTTTATTACTCTTGCATATTGGTCATTATTGTGACCTCTATCACCAGCCCACATATCTACACTATAAAGATAAAAATTAGATTGTATAGTTTTTTGTAATATTCTTTCACTGAATTCTCCTTCAGCTACACCAAGTTCAATACCAACCCCATTAGGGTTGGCATATCGTATTACATCTTCTCTTCTATTCAAGAATGAATGATTTATCATTTAAATCTCCTAAAATGATAATCACCATCTACATTTGTTTTAGTAAAGTTACTTATTAATTCAAAACCTTTTGTCTTTAAGTATTCAATAACAATTTCGTATTGTGGTGCACCGATATTATATTCACGATGTTGTAACTCCACTATAATATCACTACAGTATTGTAGTGCAATGTTTGCACCTTTTAATACATCAAGTTCTGAACCTTGGACATCAATTTTAATAAGATCGGGCAAAGGCCATTTGTTTTTTGTTATAATATCATCTAGTCGCTGGGTATTCTTTTTAACTTTACTATCATCATTGAAGTATTCTAGTGTAGCAGGATTTACTGCTGGATTTTCTCTATAATATGAGTTACCGCCGGGATGGTAAGTATTTTGATAAAATTCAACAGTTTTCCCAGATTCGTCACTGAGGACTCCTAAATGATAATTTGGGAATCCTCTTTCTTCATAAATCGAACCAACACCATCCATAGCTTCAAACAAATAATATTTTGAATCAGGCCATATTTTTCTTGCTACGCTACACCAATGAGTAACACATGAACCAATATCATAAATTACTTTGGGTTCGATATTTAATTTAGCCATATAATCACGATGACCTATTGGAAGTAAATCTTTGTTGGCTAGTTCACGGAATCTTTTTTTTTGAGCGTCTTCAACTATAAACGTAGTATTTCCAATGTGTTCACATTGTATACTACTATCTGCCCATATCGTAAATCCTGCTTTTCTTGCTTTAATTGCAAAGTCCACGTCTTCGCTTACTGTATCGTGATGGTTTAGTGCAGAATGATATTCAAATTGTGGGTATGGTATGTTTCTAAATACCTCTCCCTTAATTAATACACATCCAAAACCACATGCTGCAATTTCTACAATACCAAGATTTCTAATAAGTTCATATGGAATATTAGTACAACCACCATTTGGAGTATCCATATAAACTTCCAATACATGTGTATTAGGTATTCGTTGAATATAAAGTCCACTTATTATTGGTTTATCAGCAGCTAAAAAGTTTCGTAATGTATTTTTTGGTAATACTATATCACTATCTACTGCTAATAGATAATCATATCTTTTGGCCCAATCTGCAATTAGATTACGTATTTGATCTACTCTGTAACCATAAAAAAATTGAAATTCAGTTTCATATCCTTCAGGAACATCAAGATCATATATTGATTTAAATGTTTCTGGTTCTATATATTTTCCAGTTGGAATAGCTATTAAAATTTTTTTCATGTTTGTTTCAGTTCTTTCATTTGTTGTTATTTTCTTATCTAGGTTGTCGCTGAACGATTTTAAATATTGTAAATCATGCACGTCTCCTGTTTCTAGATTTCTCACAGTAGAATATCTAATCCAACCTATTGCGGTAGACGGATCGGCTAATGTCATTTGTATGCTTGATACATATTTTGGATCAAGTCTTCTAAAATATTTGGTATCTATACATACTGGAACACCTGTAAATTTTAATTCCATTAATAATAGTCTTGCGGTATTTGCAGTAATTGCATAAGCATGTGCACCACGATGTGTTTTTATTTCTACAAATCTTTTTGTTGGACCAGCAGTTTTATAATCATATCGTGTATAGTCTTTTAATTTATATCCCAACACTGTGATTTTATTATCTGGTATTTCAACTGTAAGTGGATGTAACATGATGGCATCATGTTCCATTATTATTGCACATTCATTATTTTCTGCTATTTTTTTCCATATCATAAAGTGTCCATGTGTGCAATTAGCAGACTCTAAATGCATATCTGTTAGATAATTTGATATACCAAAATCATTTCCTTCTCCCCATAATTCATCTGGAGTTTTCCCTTCTGTACCATCTACATATTCCCATTGTAGACCAACATTGTCACATGATTCTGCACACATTTTTGCATATTCTACTGATTTTTCAATTGTTGCTGCACGTAATATATATGCTTTTGTAGGTATATTGCTCATTTTTAATCCTTAATTTACTTTTTTATAACGAAAGATATTTTATTTTTATCAGTGTCTATCTTTCTTACTATTCTGTGTGCATTTTTGGTTTGTTCATTTCCATTTACCTTATAATCATTAAGTGGATTTATATCATTATAATTATATACAATTTCTTTAATAGCTATAATATTATCTGGACTTGCTTGCTCAATTAATGCATAAAAAACAGAACCATCGCCACCTGCTTTATACCAGTTTCCTGTCTCGTCTTTAAACATGGAGTCATCTATACTATCAATTAAATTCTTTTTAAATGTTCTTAAATGAGTATAAGGTATAATCCAATTAAAATGATGGTTCCTATATGATTTAGTATTTTTAACTTCAACTGGATAATCTTGAGCAATCAATGGAATATTATCAGCCAAACTCCAGCAGCTACCATATGTAAATTCTGCACCACCTTGATAGTAATCATTATACAAATGGAAGATTGTATTATTATTTATCAACCAATCATCTCCATCAAGTAGCATAATAACGCTATCACTATTTTGCTTTTTAATCAAATCAACTTGATTTTTAACTGCACCCACATTATTTTCATTTTTTATAACTACAAATTTACTTTGTAAATCTGGATGCAAACTTGTGATGGCTTTAATTGCAGTGCTATAACTACTATCAGTAGATTTATCATCAATTAGATAATGGACATAGTTGTAATAATCTTGTTGTGCCACAGATAGAATACATTTTTCGATATATTTTTCAGCATTGTAGAATGGAGAAATAATAATAATTCTATTTTGTGGACCGCTACTAGAATATTCATTTGATGCTGGAATTGTATTAACTCTTCCAAATATACGAGCGACTTTTTCATTTATACGCTTAACTGATTTGTGTTCTTCAACTGGTAAAAAGTTATCAGATATACGATAAAAGAATTGCTTCCATTGTAATGCAACTGTATCCCAACCAGCAATATCTTTTACTACGCTACAATAATTTTGTTTTTGTTGGTGCAAGTAAGTGTTGTTATATGCATTGATCACTTCATTAACAAATATATCAATTTGACTATTTTTATTAATATTTGGAAATAATGAATTGGGTTCTATTGCATAGTCTATTAAATAACATGCTTTTTCGACAGCAGTTTCTTCTAGTGCACCAAATCTAGTAGTTATAAGAGGAGTATTATATAGAAGCGATTCTAGTGTAGATATTCCAAATGTTTCTGGAAATGCACCGGGATATATCATAAAGTTTGCATTTGCTAAGATATTTGCTATCTGACTTTGTGGTATGACATCAGTAAATGATATATTAAGAGATTTTAATCTATCATCTTCTACTAATGATCTTAATGTTTTTTCTTGCTCATCAGGTTCTGCACCTTCACGGAATCTGTAGTATCCACCTATAACAGTTAAATGAGCATCGGGAATATTTTCTTTTACTTTAGGCCAAATATGTTCTATTAGTGGTATTAGCCCTTTTGTCACACTTGCATTATAAACAAAATGATTTTTATCTTTTTTAGAAATATCTACATCATTAATGTATTTTACCGCACCATTTCTGGTTTGAAATACTTTTCTTTTCAATACTTCATAGTTTCTTTTTTTGCCATGATCACAATTCAATACATAGTCTGTGTGAAAGTCAGATAGCGTAAATAGATAATCTATCATTCCATCTATTAACAAATCTTCAACATATTGATCAGCTTCACAAAACGTGTCATGTAACCATAAGACTTTTGTTTTTGCATTTTTAATAAATGGGTATCTTGTGAAATTAAAAAATGGCTCTGCCGTTCTACTTACTATAACAACATCAAATATTTCATTTATTGATGGTGCATCGTTGTTATCAATATATTTTACACCATCATATATTCCCGGCTGTGAATGAGAACTATCTTTGCAATTATTGAATACGGTAACATCAAATCCAAGATTTGACAATTCTTTAGACATTAAAATTACAGCAGATTCACTTCCACCTAGCCCAGACTTTTTTAATGTGTCACCATCGTAACACAATCCAATTTTATCACAAATTGCTATTTTCATAAAAATCCTTAATTTTTAAATATAGAATCATTTCTTCTAATTCTAATAGTATATATGATTTGAAAAAAATGTCAAGAAAATAAATGAAAAAGGCGTGAAGAAATTCACGCCTTTTCTTAGTAATTTATAGATAGATTATGCTTGGCTTTCGCTCCAACTCAATCTACCAGCAGTAACAAATGGATTTGATGCAGATACATTAGAAGGGTCTTCAATTAGTTTAACAACCAATGTTAATACATCTGGTCCATCTGGGTATATACCATCGCCACCCATTATACTATTTCCAAGAGTTGCAATTTCGGAAAGGGCAACTACGTTATTAACCTGTGTTCTTCCAGTAGTTCCTGTTCCACCTTGTGCACGGAATGTGTAAATGGTTGTTCCACCAGAAATTCTATCACTAGTACTATGATAAATTAATTGACTTAAACTAGGATTAGTAACACGCTGCCATTCATAATTGTTCAATGAACCATTTAATTTTAATGTAACTTCAAGCGAGTGGGTAGTTAATACACCAACGCTGTTAAGAATAAGCTGCATTCTATTAATTATTTCACGTTGTCCCAATGATCCTGGTGTTCCATTATCTACACTAGGTGCCAGTCTAATACTAATTAGTGGTTGCTCATAAACAACTGCGG